GTACAAAAACGCCGAACCTAACGGTATACTAATGCCGTTTATCGAAATGGGTAAAGATATGCGTACTTTAACATCCGCTATCCAAAAAGAATCAAGAAAAATTATTCCCGACTCTTGGCTGGAAGATGTCAACCATAAATCCGCCACTTACGCAAAACATCGCTCTCATATCATTGCGAAATATACGCAATCAAGCGGCACGGCAGGCAATATTGTTTTGTCTCCGCGTGAAGCCGAGATTCTAAACGACATTTCCCACGGTCTTTCCCGCGCCGAAATAGCCGCATCCCGCAAACTGTCAATTAATACTGTAAAAATGATAATCACCAAAATACATAACAAACTTGGCGCGGAAAACTTAGCCGACCTTATCCGTATAGCAGTAGAACGAAAATTAATTTCTTAAGACATCACACAAAGGACACGGAGGAAGAGAAGATCACAAAGGAAGATTAGGGGTTTTTGTTCGTTATCTTATTGTAAATAATAATAAGTAATGGCAATATCAAAAATGTTATTAAGATCAGCTATTTCTTTATGTAGTATAGAGTTATACAGGTTTATAGTTTTTTTATCATGTAAATAGAAAAGCCATCAAATGGGTATTAAATCACCTTTTAAGGCTGTTTTATCCCTATTTTGATCCCAAAACCATTACCAGAAAAACTTGACTTTCAATAAATAAAGTGCGATACTATAAATACGTTCTTGACTTGTTTCTCGAACGGCACCCCGCAAAACCTTTTTATTAAGGAATGCGGGTTTTTTTATGACCAAACATAGCGTTCATCACCAATGTATAAAATTAAATTTCTTATAATTGTTGGCGTCTTTTTATCATTAAAACGTCCGTTAATATACCTTTTTAGCATATATTTTTTTGAGTCTGACGGAACTTGAATAATTACATTTTTTGATTGATCTGCTTCTCTTTTAAAAGCATTTTTGATAGAAGATTCTGAGCCGTTTATTTTTGCATATTCCCACAGACTACCATTCATTAAATAATCAGGATTTTTCCATTTTTTTATTCCTTTACCCGTGTGTGTAGGTATCATTTTTACTCGTTCACCGTTGGTAGCAAGTTTTTCAGCCATATCAAAATTCTTTTGAAATTCACCTGTATTTATAACATCTTTATGAATATCAACCCAACCTTTACCGAAGATTTTTCTTGTATATTCTGGCCACAGAGAATCAAAATCCTTAACGATATTATCAAGTTGATTAAACTCATTGATAATCCCATACCGAAGACCTCTTTCAAACATACCTTTAGTCATCATCCAGTAATTGCCGTTATCTAGCGGATTTCCCCCAAATCCGGACATCGGCGCAAACTCTTTTCTAAGACTTTTCATTGAAGGATTTTCAACTATTGTTCCATCTCCTATCTCGCTTTTATAAACTGCCTGTAATCCTGTCCTACAATTAAAATGGTAAGGCGGATACCCAAAAGTTTCCCAGAACGGATGATTGGAAGCCATAGTAAGAGATTGTTTTCCGTCTCGCATGAGACCACGACAAATATCAGATGTGCGACTGTCATCAACGATTAACAATCGCCATGCCGGGAGTGGGTTATCTTTGAACTGCATGAGTTTGCCGGCGGTGTATGCCGTCTGCGTATTTGTGCGGTAAACATTTTCCCAATAACCGGGAGTGAAATTTATAGCACCGTCTTCCGCGGCGATGGCTTTAATGTCTTTCCAAGTTGAAGCATAACCTTCGCCTTTTTCCATAGCAGAAATAAGCCGTCCTCTTGCGGCTTCGATATAATCAAGCTGTGTAAGTCGTGCAACAGTAAACGCCCTGAAACGCAATTTAGGTTCAAGAGCGTTCCATTCCGTTTTTTTCATGGGAATTTTGCTTTTCATAAACGAGACGGCTTCCTCAAAAGGCAGGGGCGGTATTTCTTCATCTGCCGCGTCCAGTTTGCGCGAAGCGTGATCCATTCCAAGCAGTAAAGCGGTAGTGATAAGTATTTGCGTTTCTCGTATAAAATCAGGATCGATATCCGGTAGATACGGCTCATTGAGTTGCTCTTTTGATGGCGGAGTGTCTGTTTTGGAAAGGCTGTTTAAATAATTTGTGAGAGTTTTACCAATTCGCTTGCTTATCCGTTTTTGCGCGGCGTTGGCAAGTCCGTCCAGTTCGGCAAGACGCGAATGTTCCAGTGTTACATAATCCGTATCAGCGGTTTTGGCGGCAGGGCTTTTTTTTTACCGTTAACAGATTTGTTTGAATCAGACAGGGCAAGGCTCGCGGGTGTTTCTTTTATAAAAGTGTCCTCTTCATCGCGCGGACGCGGTAAACCGTAACGATCATACATGGCGTCTCGGGAAACGGCGACGCCGTGATCTATTGCCTTCATAACCTGATCAAAACTGGCTTTACGCTCGGTGTCTACCTCGGCAAGCGGTGGGACCACATTACCATAGCCGTTAAGTTCTACCGCCCAATTGATAATTCTCTGTATAAGCGCCTGCCCTTCAAGAGCGATGCCTTTAGCGTCCTCATAAAACAGATCGGCTTGCACTTCGCCAAGGGCGAGACTGCCGCCTTCGGTTTTGCTTGTTGCGATGGTTTGCCCCGTAAGTCCGTAGCTGATTTGCGTATCACAAGCGTCTACGAGTGAAGCGAAGCCCACGAGATCGCCCGACATGCCGACTTCTGTAATTGAGTCGACATTTCCAACAGCGGCGGCTGAACCTGAAGTAATGGCAAGAAGTTGTTCCGCTATGAGTTTGGCTGTCTCTCGGATTTTATTATCATCTCCTTCGCCTTTAAAAATTGCCAGAATAGTTTTGACTGAAAATTTCTCGGTTGCTTGCAACCAGAATTCGTAACCTGCTTTTTTGAACATATACGGCCAGTACACACAACGCAGGACGCTCGTGCCGTAGGGGTTTTCGTCATCGGTGTCATGATGATATTCTAACCATTTGTACGGCTGATCAAGCGGCTTTTTCTCGCCGAAATTGTTAAGATACAATTTCCAGTTACGGTCAAAAACAAATCGTTCCGGTTTGCGTGTAATGATGTTATCTGGAATGTACATACCGTCCTCTAAACGCCAGACTAATTCGGAAACAGAAAAACCGTAATCAAGGCCAGAGTATACCCGTTTGAGTTTTTGATAGGTTTTACCCCAAAGATCAAAGCCCTTTACAAAGGCAAAAACTTTATCGGGACAGCCTTCCGGCTGGGTGATGTGTATTGGAAAATTGAGCGCAGCCGTTTTGAGTTTATTGAGCAGGGACTTAATGCGCGGATCAGTACGCATCTGCCGGTAGGTGTCATACGCCGAGAGTGTGCCGGGAACAATGTCGTCGGGGTTCGGCATATAGTTGAGAAAACTCCCCAGTACATTGTCGGTGATGAGCTGAGTGGTTAATGTTTTGGTGTCAGGTTTTTTCATTTTCTATTGTCTCCTTTATTCGTTTACAGGCAGCATTAAAATAATATTTATCCATTTCACTTGCGGATAGTTCAAAACCGAGTTCATTACAAGCAATGGCTATTGAACCACTGCCAAGATGAGTGTCAAGAATTTTCCAGTTGGGTTTTGCATGATTTAATAATAGCCACTTATACAGGGCTACAGGTTTTTGTGTGGGGTGAATTTTTATTTCCTTATTTTTCATATTTTCTTGAATAAAACCGTCCCATGTGTACCGAAAAAATCTAACGGTATTAATCATTGAACAAGAGGCAATCTCACCATCAGAATATGTGCAAACCTTTGTTCTCTTTTTATCCCATACAATGCGACCAACAGGTACATTTTCAAAATGGAAATAATTTATTCCCCATACTATCTGATTTTTAGAAACACGGCATAATTCTTTATAATAGTCATTTGTTGGCACACTCCAATTTTTTAGTGTTTTGTATTGTTGTCTTTTTACGCCTGTATTTGATATTTTATTACCGTAATAGTTTGATTTTTCCGGGCCGTTAAAATATGGAGGATCAACAATGGCAAGGTCTATGCTTTTATCTGGCAAAGTTGCCATAAGTTTCATACAGTCGCCAAGGTAAAGTGTGGCAGTACCAATTTGTTCAATTCGCATCACCATCTCCTTACCATGTCTATAATTTTTCGCGCCGCCGTATTGGCGGTGATTTTAACTTGCTCCACTACCGGAGACCCACTGCCGGAAGGGATCACTTTGATCGCGTAATAAAGACCGTCTAATTGGTCATCAAATTTCCATTTTGGAAAATTACATAATTCGTCTTTCATGTCGTCAGCGCATTTGGCGGGAAAACGGATTATTCCATTTTCAATAAGAGAAGAAAGGAATCGTGCTTTTGCGTCTTTTGACAATGAGTTGGTAAGTTTTTTGATAGGCAAATAAACAAATTCCTCTGCGCCAAGTTTTTGAATATAGTTTGCGTAAATTCCTGAGAATACAACGTCTTCCCAGCCGATTAGCTCGTAGTTGTATAAGCGGTAGGTGATCAAAAGCTGTCTGACGGTTGCTGTCTCACTGCATACCTTAGCCCAAGGCGGTAAAACATAAATAATGCCGGATTTTTTATGAATCGCGATGGGAATTTCTGCTGTGCGGTCGTGCTTGCCGGTTGCAGGATCAACTCCGCAGAAATAACGCAATTCATTAGCCGGAGGAAGCTCAAAATATTCGTGAGTTTTTATCCATGTTTTTTGTATAATGCGTTGTTCATCGGAAAGCGGTTCGTTATTCCATTCAGTAGAGAAATTGTCAAAGCCAAGGGACGATTGTTTTTCTTCAAGCGCCTCGGCTGACCAATATTCAGGCCAAAGCGGAGAGCCGTCAGGCCGATAACATGACAAGCGGACGGCGATCCACCGCTTAAGCGATCCGGCTTCGAGTTCATTTAAAAGACGTGATATAGGATCATCAGAATGAAAAATTGTGTTTACCCAAATAATAAACGCATTTTTTCCAAGGTTAAAAACTACTCTCTTGAGCCAGCGTGAGATTTTATCACGCTGTGAAGGAGATTCTACCGCTTCATCTTTTAGAAGATCGTCAAGAATAATCAAATCAGGGCGGTACTGGCGAAATCTCGTACCACGCATGGAAGCCCCGGAACCTTTTGCTTGTATACAAGTTCCATTGGAAAGTTCAAGGCGATCATCGCGCCAAACATTACCTTTCAAATCCCCAAAATCTTCGAGAAGTTGTTCGTTTTCTTCAATCTCAATTTTGTTATTGATAAGATTTTCTCTTGCGGCATCGCCAGAAGCACCGATAAGCAGCACATAACGCTTTTTCTTTGTTAGAACATTCCAAAGAGCATAGGCAAAAGACCAGCGTACAGTTTTGCCATGTTCACGAGGTTCTATAAACATAGCTCCGGCAAGGTTTTCTGTGGGTTTTAAAAGGCTATGATAACGCTTGTTAATGAATGGTTTAAGGCGGTTAGAAGTGTTTTCTGAAAGCGAACGGGTATCCGCTACAGCATACAATATCGTCTGATATTCAGCGGAATCAGTGTAAAAATAATCAGTCAGGTAGAATCGACAAAAAAAACCGAAATCTTTTTTTGCCCGTTCTACACGCGCTTTCTTTTCTTTAACCTTATCTACGGAAGATCGGTCATCGCCTACCAGTTCGGAAATAATATCGCCCATTACGTCACCTTCGCGTTATCAACAATTTTGCAGAGTCTCTCCAGCAGATCGGGATCGTGTTTAATGGCGTTTTGCAGTTCGGTTTTTATTTTTTCCTTCGCTTTGTCCAGAGCCTTTACCGCTTGTGTTCGGTACTGCGAAAGTTTTGCCTGCGCGAGAGTAAGTTTTGCGGTCGCTTGAATCATTTCGACGGGATTTTCAAAATTGATACTTTCGATGTTGTGCAGTTCTTTTACAATAAGCTGTGCGAGGAACATCAACATTCCTTCAGATTGTTCAGTGCCGGGGTGATCCTTAAATATATCCGCCATTTGTTTGGATATTTCGATGCTCTTGCGGACATCGGCGATTTCGTCTTCATATTTGCGGACGGCGTGCCGTACTGCCTCGCGGCTTACGGTTAGTTTCAAACCGTTTTGTTTAAGATAATCGTTGACCTTTTCGGTTACATAGACGATTGTATTTTTACCGCCGTCCCAATGCGAAGCAATAATTTCTTTTAAGCCGTGCTGATCCGCTTTGCTTTTCTGTCCCATGATTACCCTCGCTGTATGAGGATACCGGGATCGGGATTTATGTTACCTTCCAAAAGGTCAATGCCTTTTGGAGTGAGTTTGAACCATTTTATTGTTTCATGGCTTATAAGAGCGTGCGGCTGTTCTTTTTTGACAACATATTCTTTGTCTACAAGATATTCCAGCGAGGCGGAAATATCCTCAGGCTTATGATACTGAAAAAGAATGCTCAAGATAGTTACAAAATCGATCCCGTCAGGATAGATTTTCCGCAATAGGTCTAAGAGTTTACCGCGTAGGATGTTATCTTTCATTTTTTCCCCTGATTAAA